CTTTTCTTTTCTTATACGCAAAATTGGGGGTTTGGCCCAGAGGGNAGAGGCATTAANGCAAAAAGGGGTTTACTATTTGTAGGTTTATCTACTTAGTTCAAACCAAAACGAAATAAAAAAAGGATGGGAACAATTTATAAATGTAAAGAATGCAAAAAGGAACGCACATTGGAAAAAGCAACAATTTGTGTTATTGATGGGAGTGTTGAAGTTAAACAGGCAAAGTGCGAATGCGGAAATTATATGAAAGCAAAACCAACAACAGGGATGCCATCACTTATAAGAACAGAACCAACATTGACTAAAAAATAAATGGGAAAGGGCCGCAAGAAATTACCAACCGCATTAAAAAAAATGCAGGGGACAACCGAAAAGAGCAGGGAGGTTGAAAATGAAATGCAAGTTGAATTGTGTTCATCATTGCCTGATGCACCAGAGTTATTGAGTGAAATTGGAAAAGGTGAATGGTTAAAAGTAACGCATCAATTGTTCAATTTAAAAATGTTGCATTCAGTTGATTTAAGATTGGTTGAGGCGTATTGCAATGAGATTGCTTTATATATTGAAAGCGAACAATGGCTAAGGCAAAACGGCAGGGTTGAGGAATTTAAAAACATTGATGGGATGGTTACAAGATCACAGGCAAACCCGCATCAGAAAATAGCAAAGGATGCATTAGCATCAGCATTAAAGTTAGCAACACAGTTTGGATTAACACCTGTTGCAAGAGCATCAATTTCATCACCAACAGTAAACAATAATACGCAAATAAATAATTATTTTGAATAAATTATATAATGGGGATTGCTTAGAAGTAATGAAAAATATTGCTGATGGAAGTATTGATGCAATTATTACAGATCCTCCTTATGGCACAACAGCGTGTAAATGGGATTCAGTTATTGACTTTGAATTAATGTGGGAACAACTGAATAGAATAATCAAACCAAACGGAGCTATAGTATTGTTTGGTTCAGAGCCTTTTAGTAGTGCTTTAAGAATGAGTAATATTAAAAACTTTAAGTATGATTGGAAGTGGAAGAAAAACATTCCATCAGGTTTTCAATTAGCCAAAATACAGCCTAGGAGGGCTATTGAAGATATTATTATATTTTACAAATCACAACCTACATATAATCAGCAATTCATCAAGTCAGATATAAAAGATAGAAAAATAATTAATGGAAAAAAGAATGGTGGGGGTAGGTCAGTTGATATAAAAAACGAACACCGATTAGGAACTAAAGCCCAAGCAAACATAATGAAAGACACGGTTTCCCCTCATAATTTATTAAATTTTAATGTTGCTAAAAGAAGTGGAAGCAGATTACACCCAACACAAAAACCAATACCATTAATGGAATACCTTATAAAAACATACACTAACGAAAATGAAATAGTTTTGGATTTTACAATGGGTAGTGGAACAACAGGAGTAGCAGCAAAGAATTTAAATAGAAAATTTATTGGAATTGAGCAAGATGAAAATTACTTTAAGATTGCAGAAAAAAGAATAAAAGAAACAGAATATAAACTATTTTAAAATGAAATTATACAAAGGCAATTGTTTAGAAGTAATGAAAAATATTCCTAATGGGAGTATTGATGCAATAATTACAGATCCTCCTTATGGCACAACAGCGTGTAAATGGGATTCAGTTATTGACTTTGAATTAATGTGGGAGCAACTTAATAGAATAATTAAGCCAAACGGAGCAATTGTTTTATTTGGCTCAGAGCCTTTTAGTAGTGCATTAAGGATGAGCAATATAGATAATTACAAATATGATTGGATATGGAATAAAAGCAATCCAGCAAATATAAATTGTGGAAATTTTCAGCCGATGAAATACCACGAGATAATAAGCGTTTTTTATAGTAAGAAAGGGATTTTTAATAAACAAATGATAGAAAGAAGTAAAGAGGGAATTAAAACTATTAAAAATGTAAAAAAGAATAAAACATCTTTTAAACCTACTTTTAAAGACCTAAACTCTAAAGATAACAAAACAGAATATAGCAGCGAAAGATACAATACAAAATTAAAAAATCCGAGTTCACTTATTTTCTTTAATTCTGTACGACCTAAATCAAAAGAAAAGGTAAAACACCCAACACAAAAACCTTTAGCATTAATGGAATACCTTATTAAAACATACACAAACGAAAACGAAACAGTATTAGATTTTACTATGGGAAGTGGCTCTACGGGAGTAGCAGCAAAGAATCTAAACAGAAACTTTATAGGTATTGAGCAAGACGAAAATTACTTTAAAATTGCAGAGCAAAGAATAAAAGAAACTGAATATAAATTGTTTTAAATGAGTAAATATTATTTTGACAAAGAATCAGCATTAAGAGCAATAAGTTTTATTGAGAAATTTTGCAGCCATACAAAAGGCGAGTTAGCAGGAAAGCCATTTTTATTGGAGGATTGGCAAAAGGAAATTGTTGGAAATATATTTGGTTGGAAAGATGAGGAAACAAATCTAAGAAAATACAGAACAGTATTTGTTGAAGTTCCAAGAAAGAACGGGAAAACAACATTATGTGCGGCCATCAGTTTATATATGTTATTTGCAGATAGTGAAAGGGGTTCAGAAGTTTATGCAGCAGCAGGGGACAGAAACCAGGCAGGAATTGTTTTTGAAATTGCAAAGGGAATGATATTAAATTCCCAAGAATTAACAAGCCGCTCCAAAGTGTTCAGAAATTCAATCACACATGAGGCAAAGGGAAATTTCTTCCAAGCAATAAGTTCAGACAGTAAAACAAAACATGGATTCAATGCAAACTGCATTATTTTTGATGAGTTACACACACAGCCAAACAGGGATTTATGGGACACCTTAACAACATCAACAGGGAGCAGGAGGCAACCATTAACAATTGCAATCACAACAGCGGGATATGATAGGCAGTCAATTTGTTATGAGGTTTATTCATATGCAAAGAAAGTGCAAGATGGAGTAATTGATGATGATACATTTTATCCTGTAATATTTGAAGCGGATGATGAGGATGATATTACATTGGAGGAAACATGGAAAAAAGCAAATCCAAATTATGGGGTTTCGTTAAGGAAAGATTATATGCTCCAGGAATCAAAAAAGGCGGTTAATGTTCCATCATATCAAAACACATTTAAGAGGTTAATGTTAAATATTTGGACAGATTCACAAACGCAATGGATTGGCCATGATGAGTGGGCGGGATGCAACCAGGATTTTGATTATTCAAGTTTGGAGGGAATGGAATGTTGGGGCGGTTTAGATTTAGCATCAACACGAGATATTAGTGCATTCGTTTTAGTTTTTAATGTTGAGGATAAAATTATTGTTTTGCCTCATATGTTTATCCCAAAAGATAATGCAAAGAAAAGAAGTGATAGGGATGGGGTTAATTACATGGAATGGATGAGGGATGGCCATGTAATAGGAACAGAGGGAGATGTTGCAGATTACAATTTCATTAAAGCAAAAATAAATGAATTAAGCAAAAAATATAGGATTCAATCAATTGCTTATGATAGGTGGAACGCATCACAATTAGTAATTGATTTACAAAATGATGGAGCAAACATGGATCCATTTGGGCAGGGTTTTGTTTCAATGTCAGCACCAACAAAGGAATTGGAGAAACTTATTTTGGGTAAACAAATTGTGCATGATAACAATCCTGCAATGAATTGGATGTTATCAAATGTTGCAATACAGGAAGATCCAGCAGGAAATATTAAGGTTGCAAAAAATAAGAGTAAGGAGAAAGTTGATGGAATTGTTGCATTGGTAATGGCAATTGGGGAAATGATGACAGGGGAAGATGTAAACAGCATTTATGATGGTAGGGGATTATTAATTTTATAAAATTATGGACAATAAAATATTAGCATTATTAACACCAGAGGGATTTGATGACAGATTTTGGGATGTTGCATCACAAACAAAAACCTATAAAAAAGCATATGAAATTGTAGAGGAAGAATGTGAGGAACATTTCAACAGGAGGCGATATTCAGACTACAATAGTTTCAGAAATTGCAGAGATAAGAGGTTAAAAAGAGTGCAAAAAACAATTTAACATAATAAATTTGTTTGGTTAGTCCTTATCTAGCAATCAATTTTATATGTTTTTTAGTGCATATATACCATAAAACCATCAAAATGCCTTAGAACGCATAAAAAGGGCGTTAAATTAAATTTAAGAAATGCAACCAAGTTGCACAAAAGTTAGTGTTTTAAAGCGTATAATTGCACAAATTCTTATAAGATTTGGGCGTAATTGATACAATTAAAAATGTGTTTTATCCATCAAAAGATGAGGTTAGACACGAACAAAGAGCATTAAATGTAGTTCCAGCATTTGGGAGTGCAGTTGCAGTTGGAAGTGATAATGCATTAACATTTACAGCAGTTTGGGCCGCAATCCGTTTATTAAGCGAGAGTGTTTCAAGTTTGCCGTTGGGGGTTTATTCAAAAAAAGATGGAGAAAAAATTGTTGCGGAAAGCAATCCTGTTTATTCTTTATTAAAGATTAGGCCCAATAATTATCAATCAAAAATTACATTTTTAGAAAAAGTAATGATGGATATTCTTACAAAAGGAAATTCATATGTTCGCATTGAAAGAAACAGGGGAGCAATCCCAACAGCGTTATTGCCTTTAAATGTAGATGAGGTAAAAATTAAATTTATTGATGGGGTTTTGTTTTACGAAACAGAAACAAACATTTATGATNCAGCAGATATTTTACATTTCAAAACATTAACGAAAGATGGGATTATTGGATTAAGTCCTATTGATCAATGTAAAAATTCAATCGGTTGGGGAATGGCAGTTGAGGAATTTGGGAACACATTTTTTAAAAATGGTGCAAAATTAAGTGGAGTATTGCAAACTGATAGAGCATTAAGTGAAACAGCAATTGGAAGATTAAAAAATTCTTTTAATAATGTTTATTCTCAATTAACAGGATCAAATTCAACAGTTGTTTTAGAAGAGGGATTGACATTTAAACCTGTTTCAATTTCAGCAGAACAAGCACAATTTTTAGCAAGTAGAACATTTAGCATTGAGGAAGTTGCGAGAATATTTAATATTCCTCCTCATATGTTGAAAGATTTAAGTAAATCAAGTTTTAACAATATTGAAATGCAATCACAGGAATTTGTTACATATACATTGATGCCGTATTTAACAAGAATTGAGCAGGAAATGAATTTAAAACTATTTAGAACAAACGAAATTGACAAAACAATAGTTGAGTTTAATGTAAATGGTTTATTAAGAGGAAACACAAAAGACAGGAGCGAATTTTATAGAACAATGCTAAACATTGGAGCAATGAGCATTAATGAAATCCGAAGCAAAGAAAATATGAACAAAATTGATGGTGGGGATAAACATTTCATGCAATTGAACATGACAACCATTGAAAAGATTGGAGAGGATGGACAAGATTAAAAACATTTGGGACAAAAAATATAATAAGATTATGGAAAAACGATTATTTGAAATAGAAACAAGAATGGAGGAGGGCGAAACAGTAAAAGTTGTTGGCCATGCATCTGTTTATAATACAATGAGTGAAGATTTAGGAGGTTTCAGAGAAATTATTGCACCTGGAGCATTTGATGATGTTTTGGAAAATGATGTTAGAGCATTAATAAACCATGATGGAAACCTTATTTTAGCGAGAACAACAAGCGGAACACTAGCATTATCAACTGATGAAAAGGGTTTAAGATATGAATTTGAAATGCCTGAAACATCTTATGGTAAAGATTTAACAGTTTCAATGAAAAGAGGCGACATAACACAAAGCTCATTTGCGTTTACTGTTGCTGATGATAGTTGGGAAACAAGAGATGGGGTGGATGTGAGAACAATCACAAAAGTAAAAAGATTATTTGATGTTTCTCCTGTTACTTATCCCGCTTACCCTGATGCTGATAATTTAGTGATTGCACAAAGAGGATTAAGCGTTTACAAAGAAAAACAAGAAAGAGAAAAAGAGGAATTGGATTTAGTTAAGCGTTCAATCCTTAATTTAAAGATTGAGTTACAAAAAAGGAAATAAAATTATTAATAAAAAAGAAAGCAGAATGAAAAATTCAAAAGAATTAAAAGAAATGCGTTCAGATATTATCGGAAAATTAGAGGAAATAAAACTAATTGCAGAAAATGAAGAGCGTGATTTAACAACTGAGGAAAACACATCAGTTGATGANTTATTAACAGATGCAGACAATATGGATGCAAAAATTNNAAGAGCAGAAAAAATGGAAAAAGAAATAAGATTGGCAGCATCAACAGTTGGGACAACAGTTGCAAAGCCAGAAGTTAAAGAAGTTAGAGAATGGAGTTTATTCAAAGCAGTAAACGAAATGAGAAACGGTGG